CAGCTCAGCCGCTGCGGGCAGCAAGACCACATCCTCTGCGGTGTCGTTCTCCATGACCAGCACAGGCACTGTGGCCGGCTGCTTCATCAACATCGGCGGCAGCGCGACCAAGGACTCCACCACTGGGACATTGTTCTCGGCTGGTGACTTCTCAAGCTCCAAGGCTGTTGTAAACGGCGACACAATCGCGGTCAGCTACACAGCAACACTGACCTAAGATGGCAACCGGGTGGGGTGTAAATGCTTGGGGTGACGGCTACTGGGGTGGCGGGGATGTCTTTGCCGTCGATGTAACCGAATCCATAGCAATCACCTCATCCGAAGAAGCCATTGCCAGCTTTGGCGTCTCCATCACGGAGACCGCAGCCACATCCACATCCGAGAGCGTAGCGGCCACATTTGCGTTTGCCGTTACGGAAACCGCAGAGACAAGCACCACCGAGTCGGTTGCTGCCACGTTTGCGCAGAGCATCACAGAAACGGCAGCCCTGACGGACGACAGTACGGCTATAACAAGCTACAACGCGTCGGTTGATGAGACGGTAGCCACCAGCACAACAGAGGCTGCTAACGCGACATTTGCTGCGTCAGTGACTGAGACGGCAGAGACTTCAACAGTCGAGTCCGCTGTGGCTACGTTTGTGGCAAGCATGACGGAGTCGGTTGCAATTGCCGAAGAGCAGCTTGCAACGCTTATCATGACCATCACTGAGTCGATGGCGATAGAAGACGGCACGACAGTTGGCACGTACTACACAGAATTTTTGATTGAGTCAGCGGCTATTTCTGACGCTCCCACGGCTGTAACAGGCTACGGTGTTGGTGTCACCGAATCAATGGCAATCACCTCTACGGAATCAGGCAGGAATCTCTGGGAGGTTATTGATGACACCGAGGTCGCAAACTGGCAAAATATCAGCAATCCACAAACACCGGGCTGGGCTGCTGTTGATACAACAGAGTCTCCCGGTTGGACAGTAATTTCTACACAGTAGGAGCGATAGATGGCAAATACAACCCTCATTGGTCTAACCCTTCCGGTACAAGGCACCTTGTCTGGACAGTGGGGCGACACCGTTAACAACGCCATATCGCAGATCGTTGACGTAGCGGTTGCTGGTACGCAGACAATCACAACTGACGCAGATATTGACCTAACGGTTACGGTCGGTACGTACGCATCCACCGGCTTGACGGGCAATAGCTCTCAGTATGCTGTGCTGCTCTGCACTGGCGCACGTACAGCGGCTCGTAACATTAACACACCCAAACAGTCCAAGACCTACGTTGTTATCAACGACACCACGGGTGGCTATGCCATCACGGTGCGCGGCGGTCCAACATCCCCCACAACAGGTGTGACTGTAGCGGCTGGCACACGGGCGATCATTGCTTGGAACGGCACTGACTTTGTAAACGTGGGCGGCGGATCGGCTGCTGGCTCTAACACGCAGGTGCAGTTCAACAACTCCGGTGCATTTGGTGCTTCTTCTAACCTGACGTTTGACGGCACAACGCTGACAGCCAATGATCTGATTGACTCTTCGCTGACGGCTAACAAACCTGTTTTCACAAACGGCAGCAAGAACTTGGTGTCAACCGGAACTCTTGGCGTTGACCAAGGCGGAACGGGTCTTACCACAACTACCGCATACAGCGTTGTGTTTACCGGAACAACCAGCACTGGCGCTTTTCAAGCATCAATTGGCCCCGGAACAACAGGTTATCTTTTGACAAGTAATGGCGCAGGAGCGTTGCCAACTTGGCAAGCGGCTCCCGCAACAGGTGCTACTCGCGGTCAAGCAGTGGCAATGGCTCTCGTCTTTGGTTTTTAAGGAAATATCATGGCAAATCCTAACATTGCTAATTCGGCGCTTAAGATTTTTGGCACAACCGATTACCTAACTCCCGGCGGCACAACTGCTTTGGTGCTGTTGCCAAATTCAGCTACCAGCAATCAGGTCTACAAGATCAACCAGATTGTTGTGGCGAACGTGACTGGCTCTGCGGCTAACGCTACCGTGTCGCTCTACACAAACGGTGCTGTTGCCAAAAACTCAGCCCCTTCTGGCGGTACGGCATACCCAATCGTGTCCGCAGTTTCGGTTCCAGCTAATGCGTCATTGATTGCAATGGACAAAACAACTGCTATGTATTTGATGGAGGGCAACTCTATCTCCGTAACATCTGGCACAGGCAGTTCTCTGACGTTCACAATCTCCTACGAAGTGCTTGACGGCCCAGCAACTTAAACGGGAGTAGCTTCATGTCGATGTCTCGCCAAGCTGGTATTGTTTTACCGGGGTATAACCCGTTGAAGGTCGCCAACGCGCCGACTATTGGCACTGCTACGGTTGCCAGCGGGACTTCGGTGTCTGTTGCGTTTACAGCGCCAGCGTGTGTTGGTGGTGGGGCAATTTCGTCCTACACGGCGGTGTCTTCCCCCGGCTGTCTTATCGGTAGTGGCGCATCTTCCCCTGTAACGGTCAGCGGCTTGACGACAGGAACGGCGTACACATTTAAAGTCAGGGCCATCAATGCGTATGGCCCCAGCATTTGCAGCGCTTCAAGCAATTCAGCAACCCCGGCGGTTATTGGCCAACAAGCCTACACAGCTTCGGGTACGTACACATGGGTTGCCCCTTCTGGCGTTACTTCTGTTTCCATTGTTGGTGTTGGCGCAGGTGGCGCAGCGCAATACTCGGCAAATACTGGTGGCGGTGGCGGCGGTCTAGGCTACAAAAACAACGTGTCTGTGACTCCCAGTAGTTCTTACACCGTGGTAGTAGGTATTGGTGGGCGTACAGCAAACGCTGGTGGCCCTTCTTGCGGCGGGAATAGTTCTTTTAACGGGACTGCGTACGGCAACGGCGGTAAAGGCGGTGGCGGCGGCTCTGGCGGCCAAGGCGGAGCAATTGCTTCTGGTATGTGCGGCGGTGGCGCGGGCGGTGCTGGTGGATATGGTAATGGTTGCTGGACATGCACAGGCGGTGGTGGCGGTGCGGGTGGCTATTCCGGTACAGGCGGCGCAGGTGGCGCTGGGGCCACTTGTTTTGGCAGTATGTGTGGTGCCACAGGCGCAGGCGGTGGCGGGGGCGGTGGCTTTGCTCGTGCGGGTGGTGGCGGTGTAGGTATTCTTGGCGCAGGCGCTTCCGGCGCTGGGGGTGTTGCTGGCGCTAATAACGGTGGTCGCGGCGGTTCGGGGGGCAGCAATGCCGCAGGATGCGCCACTTTAAGGTACGGAGGTGCTTATGGTGGTGGCGGGACAATTAACAATGGCACTACAGAAAACCGCGCAGGCGGCGTAGGCGCAATCCGAATTATCTGGCCCGGTACGACTCGCAGCTTCCCATCAACGAACACAGGTGATCTCTAATGCCTAATTTCTCAGGAATCTGGACAGTCACCCAGCAGATGCAAGCAAAGGGTGCAAGCACATGGCCTGCAACGCCCGGTGCGCCTACGATTGGTACGGCTACGGCGGGTATTGCTAACTGCGCCTCGGTGACATTTACGGCTCCCGGCTGCACTGGCTACCCTGCTGGCGTGACGGGGTATCGCGTTGTTTCTACCCCCGGCTGCTTTACTCAAACAGGAGCATCGTCTCCATTGGTTGTTACTGGGCTGACTTCTGGTACTTCCTACACATTCAAAGCCCAAGCAACAAATGCTACTGGTTATGGCGCATTGAGCGCGGCTTCCAACAGTATTACGGCTACCCTTCAAACTTGCAGCACGTACACAACACCCGGAACATTCTCATGGGTTGCTCCTACAGGCGTGACTTCTGTGGCGGTTGTAGCCGTTGGCGGCGGCGGTGGTGGGTTTAAATCTGGCTGCGGCTATCAAATGAGTGGCGGTGCTTTAGCTTACGCAAATAATAGAACCGTTGTCCCCGGATGTAGTTATACCGTAGTTGTTGGTGCAGGTGGCACTAATGACAAAGGCGGAGATAGCTATGGCGTGACTGGAAGTAACTTGGCCCGTGGTGGCGGTGCTTCCGGCGGCGTTGCTTGTGGTATTTCTGGTGGCGGTAATGGCGGCACCAAAGGAAATAATGCTGGCGGAGGCGCTGGCGGTTATTCTGGCGCTGGCGGTGCTGGGGGTGGAAGCTGTAACGCTGGGTCTGCTGGTTCAGGCGGTGGTGGTGGCGGTGGTGGTGGCGGTACTACTACAAATGGAACTACTTGCCGTCAAGTTCGTTGGGGTGCTGGCGGTGGTGTTGGCTTGTTTGGCCAAGGCTCTAGTGGTGCTGGTGGTACTGGTGGAACGAATGTTGCAGGGGGCGGTGGCGGCGGTGGTAGTAGTGGTACTGCTGGTACTACAACATCTGTATGGAACAGCCCCGGCGTGGGCGGAAATTATGGCGGTGGCGGCGGTGCTGGCGCTAGATCGACTTGTTACTATTGCTGCGGATTCAATGTTGTTACCTACAACTACGCTTCTGGTGCTGGTGGGGCAGTCCGTATTGTCTGGGCTGGCGGGTCGCGTGGCACCCCATCGTTCCCTTCAACAAACGTAGGGCCTTAATTCATGAGTATCAAACAATACCCCGGCGGCTCCTGCGTCTACTCCATAACCAACAGGCTAAATGGGATGCAGTACATCGGGGTCACGTCTGATGCCAAGCGGCGGTTTAAATTCCACTGCGGCCCAAAAACTCGGGCCAGATCGTATATCAAAAATGCTATACATGAGCATGGCAAAGAATCGTTTGATTTTGACGTGCTTGTAGTGGCTGACCGCCGTTACTGCTTGGAGCTAGAAGCCAAGCTCATCATGGCAAACAACACTCTGGCTCCAAGTGGATACAACATTTGCGGCGGCGGTGAAGGCCCTGTGGCGGCACTTACCAAAGAAAATCATCCTTGGTTTGGTAAAAAGTTTACGCAAGAGCACCGAGATAAAATTGGTGCAAGCCATAAGGGTCTGAAGCGTTCCCAAGAATTTTGCGAGAGGTTGAGCGCCATAAATCTTGGTAAAGAGCTTTCTGGTGAGCATAAGCAAAAGATCAGTCAATCGCTGACCGGGAAAAAGTTGACGCCTGAGCATTGTGAGAATATGCGAAAAGCCGTACTTGGAAGAAAAGTCAGCGAAGAAACAAGAGCAAAGATGAGTAATTCTGCCAAAGCAAGAAAACTTGCAACACGTCTTGTGGAGAACGCAAATGAGCATTAAACAGTTTCCGGGGGGTATCGTCACCAAGAACCCAACGGCTCCAGCGGGGCCGTATGAGAACGGCGCTGCTCCGGGCATCTGGACGCTTGGTCAGGCAACGGACTACATCAAGCAAGGCATCTGGCCTATTGCTGGTAACCAAGTTCCCGACGCTCAGTTCAACTACGTCACCATGCTCTTGCACGGCGATGGCACAAACGGCGCACAGAACAACACATTCTTGGACTCGTCCACCAACAACTTCACCATCACCCGCAACGGCAACACTACGCAGGGTTCGTTCTCGCCTTATGGGTCGAACTGGGGAAATTATTTCGGTGCTGCAAACGGCAACGCGCTGACGTTTACGCCGGTAAGTCTGACCGGAGACTACACGCTTGAGGCTTGGATTTACCCGACTGTGCAGTCTTCTAGCGGGTACTCAATAACGTTCTCAAACGCCCCCAGCGCCAATCAGGTTCTTTACTACTACACCGACGGGCGTATCGGGTGCTACTTCAACAGCGGAGCGAACGGCATTTCTTCTACTGGCAAGTTGGCAATGAATGCGTGGTCGCATATTGCGGTTGTTCGTAGTGGCAGCACAGTAAAAATATATGTCAACGGCGTTGATGTTGGAATATCTATTACAGACTCAGCAACGCTTGTCGCGGGGACTATTGGCGGATATGCGGATGGCGCATCTGGATACAACGTTTGGGGCTACCTTTCCAACGTGCGTATTGGGACTACTGCGGTCTACACCTCCAACTTCACCCCAAGCACAGCACCCCTGACTGCCATAACAGGTACCGCATTGTTGACCTGCCAGTCAAATCGCTTCATTGACAACAGCACAAGTGCTAGAACAATCACAACAGTAGGATCACCAAGCGTCCAACGCTTCAACCCATTTGGCACTGCTACCGCCTACTCCACAAGCGTGATTGGTGGGTCGGGGTACTTTGATGGCACGGGTGATTATTTGAGCGCTGCCAATAACGCAGCGTTTACGCTTGGAACTGCTTGGACGATGGAGGCTTGGATTTACCCAACTTCTTTGCCGGGATCAAGCACAATTTTTGGTCGTTGGTACGCCACCGTCAACAACGCAAACTATCTGCTTTACGTAGATAGCGCAGGGGCTATTATTGGCGGTGTTTACCCAAATGCCACTGCGGCCAATTCCACATCCGGGGTGATAAAAAGGAATTGCTGGCAGCATGTAGCCATGACTTGGGACGGCACAACGCTGAGAATTTTTGTCAACGGTGTTAGTGTTGCAACGACAACCACAGGAAACATTACGGCTGACGGCGCTTTGGACTTAACCATCGGAGACAACACTGGTGGCGGCGCTGCTTTTGTTGGCTACATGACGGATGTTAGGCTTGTTAAAAACACGGCGTTATACACAAGCACATTCACACCACCTACAGCGCCGCTAACAGCCGTGTCTGGCACATCCCTGTTGCTGTCTACAACCAACGGCGCAATCTTTGACAACGCCATGATGACCAATTTGGAGACTTTGGCTGACGCGCAGATTTCTACAAGTGTGGTGAAGTTCGGTACCGGCTCTTTGAAGTTTGACGGGGCAGGTGATGGCCTTAAAGCGCCGCTTGTCCCAATCAACGCATTAGGCGGAGGTGACTTCACTATTGAGTTGTGGGTGTATATGAACAACCTTACTGGCACGCAAGTCTTTTACGGCGATGGGTCTGATGGGAATGGCCCGGGTTTTTACGCGGAAGGTGGAGAATTGCGGTGGTATGACGGCACGGTACGCTCTAGTGGCGCATCTATATCGGCAGGTGTTTGGACGCACATCGCCGTTTGCAGGGGTGGTGGGGCGTTGCGCTTTTTTATTAATGGTACGCAAACCCCAACAGGTTATTTGATTGGCACAAACTACGCCGCTAGAATTTTGCTGGTTGGTACAAGTTATTACGGAGAAACACTAAACGGGTACATCGACGATATGCGTGTTACCAAAGGCTATGCCCGGTACACGACAAGTTTCACACCGCCCACTGCGGCATTCCCCAACACCGGCCCAAATTAAGGAGCACTCATGTTTATTGCAAAAGTAGAAAACGGACAGGTTGGCGAGATCATCGACTTCCGCACCTTCTTCGGTATGACCAACTCTGTCACGGACGAGCAGTTGGCGGCTCAAGGTTTTGTCAAGGTCAACCTGTACCGGGATCATGATCGCCTGACTCAAAAGCTCATCTCTTGCGACCCCGTGCTGGAAAACGGCTGGGTGTACAAGGTTGCCGTGGCTGACCTGACCGCAGAAGAGATTCAGTCCGCCAAGGACAGCGCGATGGCGCAGATTCGTGGGACACGCAACAACTTGCTCTCCGCTTGTGACTGGACTCAGATTGCCGACAGCACCGCAGATAAGACTGCATGGGCCTCGTACCGCCAACAACTGCGTGATCTGCCTTCTGGGATTGTGGCTTTGGCTATTGACCCCCGTACATTTACTGACTGGCCTCACGACCCTAACTGGACATCAATCGGAGCATAAGCATGAACCTCTATATCGAAACAGAAAACGGTCAAACCAAAAACCACCCTGCGTTTGAGGACAACCTTATTCAAGCGTTTGGCTCGATCCCTGCACACTGGGAGCCTTTCACTCGCGTTGAGCGTCCTACTCCCGGTGTCTACCAACTGCTGGAAAGCCAAGAAGCCGTTTACGCTAAAGTTGATGGTGTCTGGACTGACGTGTGGTCTGTGCGCGACATGACTACTGAAGAGAAAGCCGCCAAGCAACAGGCCGTTATCACTGCATTCAACTCTCGTGAGCAGGCCGAAAATTGGTCTGCATGGACGCTGGACGAGGCTACCTGCGCAATGGTTCCTCCTATCCCCCGTCCAGAACCTGATGAAGCCAAGTTGGCGCAACGCATTATGACCTTCTGGTGCGGCGCAGATGCCAACTGGAAAGGTACCCCAGTGCGTCCAGAGGGTGACTATAAATTTGACTTCATTGCTTGGCAGTGGGTTCCAGTTGTAAACTGAGCACCCAACCAACAAGGAGCCTAGCGTGGCAAAAACCGCAACCAAAAAGTCAAAAGTGTGCAAAGCTGCCGAGTCGGTGGCTGAAGTTGTCCTTCAAACACAACTTCAAGTTGCACACCATTTTCCGTGCCCGATCTATTTGATTGAGCGACCTGACTTTTTGGAGGCCGTGAACGCCGTCTCGGAAGAGGGTTTGGCCGAGTCCCGCAAGACACAATCACTCAACGAAATCTACCCCGTCTACATGACGGGCAACTACTTCGCTGACCCACGCATGGTTGGGTTCTCAGAGTTCGTTGGCGCTACAGCGTGGAACATCCTGAACGAGCAGGGCTATGCCATGCAGGACAAGGCGGTGCAGTTCACAGAGATGTGGACGCAAGAGCACCACAAGCACTCTGCAATGGACGCGCACGTTCACGGGTTTGGCTCACAGATTGTGGGCTTTTACTTTCTTGAAACGCCAGAAGACTGCTCTCGTGTGGTATTCCACGACCCTCGTGCTGCCAAGGTGCAGATTGATTTGCCAGAGCAGGATATGAACATGGCGACACCAGCCAGCAAGATGATTAACTTCACGCCCAAGCCCGGCATGATGATCTTTGCAAACTCGTGGTTGATGCACTCGTTCACACGTCACGCTGCTGACAAGCCAATCAAGTTTGTTCACTTCAACTTGACCGTGATCCCCGCTCCTCAAGCGGCCTGCCCAATGCCGGCGGCAGAGATTGTATGAATACGTACCAGATCAGATTCAACAAAAGCCGAGGCCAAGCAGGTCGCGGTTCGATGGATCACGTCTGGCGCGTCTTTGAGAACGGCAAAGAATACTTGTTCAAGAACTTGGACATCTCCGTGCCTATCAAGAGCGAGAAAGATGCGAACGGTGTTGACTACAACATCGTGTGCAAAGGCTATTTGAGCATCGACCGTGATACCTCTACGGCCTGCATCATGGCCGAGGAAGTTGCGCTGGTGTAGTTATGAAAGACTGGTTTGTTGCTTTTGTTGCAGCAGCCAGTCTGATGGGCACTGTGATTTGGTGCGCTTACATTTTCTGGTGGGTCTATGTTGGTTGAGCTTGCCGCCGCAAATGCGGCTTTTAACGTCATCAAGCAGGCTCTTGCTAACGGCAAGGAGTTGTCTGCGCTCGGCGGTCGAGTGTTTGACTACTTTGACAACAAAGCAAGAATCCAAGAAAAGGCCACCAAGAAGGGCGGCGGCTCAGACCTTGAGGAGTTCATGGCGCTGGAGCAACTTCGGCAACAGGAAGAAGAGTTGCGGGAACGCATGGTCTACGCTGGCCGTCCGGGCATGTGGAACGACTGGCAACAGTTTCAAGCCGCAGCAGCCCGCAAACGTAGAGAAGCCAAAGAAGCCGCAGTCCGTGCCGCAGTTGAACGCAAAGAGCGCATGGAAAAGTTGGTTGAGTACATTGCCGTTGGCGTAGGAGTCTTTGTACTGGCCTGTTTGCTGGTCGGCGGTTTTGTTCTTTACATGAAACGTTGAAATGAGCGACGAGAAACTTAGCCCCAACTCCACACTTGACAAGGTGCTCGGGTATGTGGATTCGCCGTTCAAGCTTTTTGCCATCCTAGTAATGGGCATCGTAGCCTTTGCTGGCTACTTCCTGTGGCAGAACCAAGAGTTCATGCGAGATGCCTACCGGGAGTCAAAGAAGCTGCCTGAGATCAACACCAGCCGAGCGGACGAAACATCCACCATGCTGTTTAAGAAGACCGGGGCCACAGTGGTTGCAGTCTTCAAGGTCAACCCGCTGTTCAACTCTCGGGTGCTCTATAAGGCGTACACCAAAGATGGCCGGGACAAGAGCATTGAAGACATTGACGTGGGTCTCTTCAGTCAGAACTCCGGCAATAACAATGACGTGATCGCGCTTATGACCAACCAGATTCCGTGTAGCGAGTACCGCTACGCCCAGTCTGAGGTCGGCCTGTGGTACATCGAGAAGGGTGTGACGTTTACCTGCCGAGTGAGTGTTCCACCGGACAACCACCGCTTTGTTGGGCAGATTACTGTGGGTTGGGCAGAGCCGCCGCAAGACCTTGCGCAAACAAGATTCATGCTGGAGATTGCCAGCGCCATGTTAACCAAAAG